CCACTGGCGGTTGCAATTCTATCGCGACTTGTTCCGGCACCTGGAACGTACGCTGCGCCCAACGCAGCCGTGTGTTGTGAGCCGACGTATTCACCGGCTCACCGATGATGGAGTCGGCGTACTTCAGCGCGGATACTTTGACGCGGCCCCGAAATTCAGGGTCGTTCATCAGGTCGTTACTTTCTTTGTAGGTCATTGATTTTTCGCTCCTTCGAGCTTACTAAGCCGCACGCTGATTTCACTAAGGGCGGCTTCCAATTGGGCCAGTTTAGGTACTCCGTTCACGCGGAACGCGCCAGAACAGTTCACGTCCCCCAGGACGTCCAATTTGTACGCCGGGGTCAGGGTTCCAATCGCTACGTTACCTGCCCCGAATGACCCGCATAGTTGCAGCGGGGCACCATCGACAGTTAGTTTTTTGTAGACGCCTAGGGTGTAGTCGTAAGCGTGGATACTCCCAGAATCATTCGGGCCATGGTAGAAGATGTTGACGCCCTTGCCCGCTGACGGCGGGGTCCCGATCGCCGTCGCCCGAATCCAGCCCGCCACGTCAAGGTTGCACCCGGGGGTCCCCGCGATCCCGACCAGACCCGCCGACGTGATCCGCATCCGCTCGACCTGACTGCCCGTGTACCACACGTGGGCGGCACTTGCGCCCGCGTCGTAACGTAACGTTGCTTGAGCGAGGCCGAATCCTATGAAGTCGCCAGCGTTGTCATAGATGGCCAGCTTGCGGGTCTGGGCACCCGCCCCCAACGACAGTAGAAACTGGGGGGCCACGATGCCGATTCCGAAGTAGCCGCCGTTCACGCAGGTCGTAACGCCGCGCCACGCGACACCGCCGGTCAGGGATTCCAGCCGCATACAGTTATTCGTGGTGTCGTACCACATTCCCGATCCGGTGACCCCGGAACCGGCGTAGCCGCCGGGGTCCAGTCCAAGGGTCAGGTAAAGATTCGCGGCCTGGGTGACGGCCAACTGTGAACTGACAGTCATCCCGAAATTCAGCGGGTTACTGCTCGTCCCCACCAGGACCTGTCCCCCCGCAGGGTTGATGCAGATGGCACCTGTCGCCCCGCCGACATTAGACTGGATCACGCCAGCCCAATTATTCCCGTTCAATACGACGGCATAACCAAAGTTCAGGCGGTAACTGCCGTTGTTTGAAGCCTCACCGATAGCCAGCGTATTCGCTGCCGCGACGGTAGACGGATTCGCCGCCGGGAGAATAATTACCCTGTTCCCGATAGCCCCGCTCCCGGTGCCGATGCCCACGTTGCCCGCTTGGTCCAACGTCATTACGGCGGGTGCTCCGTAAGGGTTCGCGGATGCGCTGACCGCGAACGCCAGACGTTCGAACGTACTCGCGGAGTCGTACCAGTCATAAATCGCGCTGGCGCGATAATCGCTCCCGTGATACCTTGCCAGGATGATTCCGCCAGCCGGGGCGTCGGCCCCTGCGGTGCCGCCCAAAATCTCTAATGGTGCCCCGGGCGCGGCGACGCCAATCCCAACACTTCCCGCCCCCGTGATCCGCATCCGTTCCGTATTGCTGGTCTGAAATGAAATCGGGAAGGGATCGACCGTGGCTAGTACCAAGGCGTTGGGTGCGCCCCCGACTCCGCTGCCATAAAGATATACGCGTGCCTGATGCGAAGCGTCGTTGTTCAGCGTAAGACCACACGCGCCAGTAGTGGTTTGCTCGACCACGTTGACGCTGGTCAGACCACCATTCCCGATCATTGAAAGGCCGACCGACGGTGCGTTTTGCAAAATAGCCTGACCGATGGAAATATAACGCACGTCCCACAGCCCGAACTGTGCGCCTTTAATGTCGCTGGTCCACGGCGTCTGGTTCCCGCCGCCGGTCCCTATCGGAACCCCGTTGACACGGTACGCCCCGGTGACGTTCACATCCCCCGCGACTTCCAGCGGGTATGTGGTGGGAACTCTGCCGATGCCCACCAGACCTGCTGCGGTGATGCGTGCCCGTTCGGTCGCCGTTGTCCGAAATATGAGGTCATCAGAACGGGATGACATGGTGAGCGGGTCGCCCGTGACCACCAGGGATTTACCAACGTCGGCTTCTAAGCGGATCTGCCCTATACCGCCAGTGATCAGTTGGCCGACTGAAACCCCGCCCGATGTGAAACTGACTTTGCTGGTCTTTGTAAGCGCGAAACCCGCCGCGTCGATGTCGCTGGTCCACGGGGTCTGCGAAGTTCCGGTGCCCACCGCCGCCCACGTGCCGTCACCGCGCAGAAATACGCCCGCATTCGCCGTTCCCGTACCAAGCCGTGCGGTAGAGATCACGCCCGACACGATAGCGGCGGCATCGTGGGTATGGGTCGCGGGCGGGAACGTCGCGGGCGCGCCCGTGATCTTCGCCCAGGACAGGGAACTAATCCAGGCCGGGTCCGCGTACGATCCCAGCGTGGACACCGCGTTCGTCACCATCGCGGCGGTGTAGTCCCCCGCGACCGCGACGACCGCACCCGTCCGGTTAAAGACGCTGGAAACCGCCGCCGGGGCCGTCGCCGTTGCCCACTTGATCCCCAGCGGCAGGGTAGAGTCGGCGGTCAGGACCTGGGCGTCGGTTCCGACCGGGACCCGGGCCAGGACGCCGCCGTCGTTTACGATCAAGTCCCCCTTGGTGGTCGTCGGGTTCACGGCGGCATTCGCGGCCAACCATTGCAGGTCGATCCACAGATCGTTAATCCCTTCGGTGACGGTGTTCTCGTGAACCGCCGTGATCAGGTCCCCCGCCGCGACGGTCGGCGGAATCGGCGGGGTTTCAGGAAACGCCGGGGCCAGTAACGCGGGGAACTGGTCGGGCCACATCCGCGACGTACTGGGCAGTGTGACCTGGGTCAAGGGCGGTCCGATATCCAACGCCTGGGACATGTCGGGCCAGAGCTTGAACCCGGGCGGTAAACGGAACCGGCCCGGGCGGAAGTCTCGCGGCGATGTGTTCGGCGGCATCATGGCCGTTCTCCTATGTGGTGGGGACTTGAGCGGGGGCGGTGACCTTCACCAGTTCCCGGCCATTCTCCGCAACCTGCCAGTTCCCCGTCAGTTTCTGCTGGCGGATAAACAGGACCAGTGCCCCCTGGCGTTGAGCCTGGAGCGGCATAATCTGCTGGTTGATATCCGCCAGTAACCCGATCAGGGCTTCGTCCAGCGGGTAGTTCTCGACGTCGGCATGTGCCGCGTTCTTGATTTCCGGTTCTTCCATTGTTCGTCTCCTTAGTTCGTGTGGCCGTAATACAGGCCGGATTTAAAGTACAGATAGACGACCCCGCCGCCGCTCAAGGCGATAGGGCCGACGGTTTCGGTTACAGCGGTCCCGAACCCGCTCAGAATGAAACTGCCCGCCGTGAAACTCCCGCCGACGGACCCCGCCCCACTGGCGGCGAACGGACCGCAGTTTAGGTTTCCCCCGTTGGTGGTCAGGGACCCGCACGAGATTCCGTAACTGGGGCAACTGACCCCGGCCCCGGTGAAGGAGCCGCCCGTGTGGCCGCCCGCCGCGTTAACGGTCCCGTTTACGTTGACCGCTGAACCGCTGAACGTCCCCCCGGTGTAGCCGCCGCTGGCGTTACAGCTACCGGATACGTTGACGGACGACCCGCTGAAGGTTCCCCCGGTATACCCGCCGCTTGCGTTCACGGTCCCGCTGGTATTGACGGTCCCCGTTACCGTCCCCGTGACGGTCCCGGTAAACTGGCCCGACGAGTTGATAACCTTTGTCCCGCCGACCGAATAGCCCTGGTCGGAGCGGACCCCGGTGTTCCCCGACAACAGAATGTACGCCGCCCCCGCGTTAAACTCGATATCCATCCAGCCGCCGCTGGGGGAACGGACGATGGAGCCGACTTTGCTGTTGTTGTAGTACAGGACCATTCCCCGGGACACGAAGGACGCCTGATCGGTCCCCGATTTATTGACCCAGGCCAACGTGGAATACGTGGCGTCCAGGGTCGTCGGGCTGGTATAGATTTGGCCGCTGATATTGAAGTCCACATCGCGGACCCAGACGTTCCCGCTGGTGTCGGTGTACAGTTTCGCGTTCGACCACGAAGTGCCGCCCGCCCCGAAGACCTTGAACCAGCCGCCGTACGCCCCCGCGCCAACCTCGTTCAGGTAACCAATCTGGCCGATGACCGCCCCGCCCCACCATACCCGGATTCGTGCGGGCATCGCGGAAACCCCGGTCGGGTCCCCGATATCGACCGCGTAGGAATTCAGTTGAGCACTGGTGATCGACCCCGCCGTAATCTTCCCGCCGTTCAGCCCGCTGATCTGGTTGTCCCCGACCAGACCGATGGTGATGGTCGCCGCGTTGATACTGCCGATCTGGCTGGCGGTCAAGCTCCCGGTGATCTGGTTGGCGGCGATGGACGTGATTTTATCGGCGGTGATCGTCCCCTGGATTGCGTTCGCGTTGACGCTCAGAATCTGTGCGGCGGTGATCTGGCCGACGATGGTCGACGCGTTCACGCCCCCGATCTGGCCCGCCTGGATCGACCCAGTGATCTGGCCCGCCGTGATCGACTGAATTTGCGCGGCCAGAATTAAGCCGGTGATGTTCAGGGCCGACAGCCGCCCGATGGTGTAGAAACTCAGAAGCCCCGTCAGGCTATCGGGGTTCGTCCCGGCGTCCGTCCAGGACCCGCCGTCTGCTGTGATGCGGTAGAAGTGGCCGTTCTGTTCGAAGTAGAAGTAACTGTTCGGCGGGTAATTTTTGTTCGGAAGCGGCGGTGACGGCGGCCAGGGATCACTGGTCCGAATGATCTTCACCGGGGTTAACGCGGTCGCGTACTTCGACAGGTTGTCGATGATCTGGTCCGCTAGCTGGGACGACACGATGACCCCGTTGATGGTGGTCGCGTTGACGCTGCCGATTTGGCCCGCTGTGATGGTCCCCTGAATCGTACTGGCATTGACCGCCCCGATCTGAGACGCCGACAGAACCCCGACGATGGAACCCGCGTTGACGCTGGCGATCTGGCCCGCTTGAATCTGGCCGATGATGGTGGTCGCGTTGACGCTTTGAATGGAACTGGCGCTTAATCCCGGCGGGGCGATAGTCGCGTCGGTGACGCTTCCCGGCGGCGGCGGACCCGGGGTCGACACGGTGACAGGGACGTTGCTGGTTTTCCACCGCGTCCGCTGGTCCAGTAACCGCAGGACCGTTTCCAGATCCGGCTGAACGGAGCCGAACTGGGCGGTATAGGCGACGGTGTCGGGCGTGACCCACTGCATCGTCAGGGCGCGGATCGCGTAACTGCCGTCGATCCCGATGTTCTCTTCCTTTATGCGGACCTGCATTCCGCACGCCAGACCGTCCAGTCCCCAGATCGCGAAGGTCCCCGATTCGGTCGGATACGCGTTACTGAGAACCATACTCTTCGCCCGCAACGCGGCGTCCCAGCCGGTGACGATCTGTTCGTCGACGACGCCGGTCGCGTATTCGCCGTACGTTTGAATCGACACCGGGTCGGAGTATTCGGCGGCGATGGTAACCCCGGTCGTCGGGTCCTGGGTCCCCCGGACGTAAGAATGGTTTACCGGGTTCGTGAAGTCATGCTTGTATCCTTCGACCTTCACGGGGAATGTGTTCACATAGTCGGGCGACGTCGACAGCCCGAACGGCGCAATCGGTGCGGACGACGCCAGTTCATAGTACAGACCACCGTCGAAGTCCACCCGCCACGTCCCCATTGACAACGCGGCCAGTTCGTCCAGGACCTGACGGCAGGTCTTCGTCAGCCAGTCGAATTTCTGGATCACGGGGACGATTTCCGCGATGGTCACCAAGTGGATCTTCGGGCAGAACGCGGTCAGTAACGCGGTGATGATCCCCTGGTCGCTGTTCGGCATGGTGACCGCGACCGCCGGGTTCCAACAGACCGAACGGTCGAGCCACGCGGCCCAGTCGTTCAGTTCACACTGGTAGAAAAGCGGGAAGTCTTCGGCGTCGCTTTGGACCATCGTCATGGAATAAATCTGGCCGTCGAACAGCTTCGTCGTCCCGTCCCGTCCGTCCAGGATCTGAACCTGGAACATGTCGCTAAGGACGACAGAGTAACGGTCCGCGTCATACCGGGCCGCGTCGTACTTCGCCCCCGCCGCCGCCTGAAGTGCCTGACCCATGACGGTAAGGGACGCGGTCGTAATCCGCCGCGCCGTGTCGTACGCGATCCGGGTCCCTGACAACAGGCAGGACTCCGTCACGTCCTCGCCATTCATCTTGATTAAGATATTCACCGGACCGCCACCATCTGCGTCGACAGGTTCTTCGCGATCTGGTCCCCCAGTTGGCGGGCCGCGTCCGCCGTGGTCAGGTTCCCCGCGTTAATGGTGATGGTCATCCGTTCGAACCCGGTCGCGACGGTCCGCCCCAGGTCGGACGCGATCTGGCGAATGTCGAACACCGCGTCTTTCGTGTCCGCGATGTACGGCCCCCAGCTTTCCAGGATGACCTGGATATTCTGCATGGATTCCAGCGCCGGGGTCCGCCAATCCATGAACATATCGTGTAAGGATTCCATCGCCTTGGTGGCCGCGCCCCAGGCCAGTTCCTCGTCGATCTTAAACAGAACCCCCAGGATGCCGCCGTCGCCGCGTTCCCCCAGGTACATCATGCTGTAACGGGTATTGTGTTCAATCGCGTTCAACGAGGTTTCCTGGTGCATGGATTGGAAGACCCCGATAACTCCGGTGATCGCGGATATCGCGCCCGTCACCATCCCGAAGATCGGGGCCATCCCCGCCAGCCCGGTCGCCGCGCTTCCCGCCGAACTGGCCGCGCCCCCGGCCCCGGGGATTGCGCCAGCCGCACCCGCCGCACCCGACGCCGCACTGCCCCCTTTGCCGAAGATCCCGCTGGCCGCTTGACCGATGCTTTTGAACCCGTCGACGATTCCCCCCAGACCCTTCCCGCCGATAAGGTCCGCAACCTCGTTGGCGATAAATTCGCTGATCGCTTTCTTCACGGGGTCCAGGAACGCGTGAAGGGCCGCCGTCGCGATGTCCTGCCACATCCCGTCCAGGATCTCTTTAAACGACCCCTTCCCGGTCACCAGCTTTTCAATCATGGAGTCGACCGCCCCGCCGACCGCAGACTTGACCCCGTCGTACGTGGTTTGCCACGCGCTTTTAACCTGGGTCAGGTGGTCGTCCAGGTGTTGTTTGGCGCGGTCCAGTTCGGACTTCTGCCCCTCCGTCAGGGTCCCGCCCTGGGCCAGAATATTCGCGTACGCTTCCTGGGTCTTCGTCACCCACGCGGTTTGCGCGGCGACAGAGTCGATTCCCGCTTCGGTGACGATCTTGTTATAGGACGCGTCCGTCTCCGTCGCCATCGTCGCCATTTCCGCCGCCGTTTTCAGCCCGAAGGAATGAAACGCGTCGGTCATGTCTTTGTTGGTGTGGTCTACCACCGCCTGTTGCGCGGCCTTGACCTTGCCCCAGGCTTCCGTCAGGTCCGCCGTGGTCGCGTTCCCCGATCCCTGGATCTTGTTGTACGCGTCCAGGGCGTCCGTCGCGGTCTGTTCCAGGGATGCGCTGGACGTGACGCCAAGGGTGCGGAATGCGTCCGTCAGATCCTTTTCGACGTAGTTTTTCAGGTCCCGCTGTTTCTGGTCGACCGCCGCCAGGGCCGCGTCGTAATCCGCCGCGCTAGCCGACCCCTTATCAAACGCCGCCTTGACCACCGTCGCGTGATCCTGGGCGTCCTTAATGGCCTTGGTGTAGACCGCTGTACTGGTGATCCCCAGTTCTTTTAACGCGGCCTGGGCCTTTCCGAACACGGTCGCGGGACTGGCTTCCCCCCACCGCTCGAAATCGCTGATGACCACCTCGACGGTCTGGTGAGATTCGTCCCGCAACCGCTTATAACTTTTCGCGACGGTGTCGGCCAGTTTGTCTTCGGAGTCCTTCAGCTTCTCGGCTGAATCCTCGAGCTTTTTATTGTAGGACTCCCGTTCCTTCGCGGCCTTTTCCGCTTCCGCCGCCGCTTTGGCCCGGACCGCCGCCGCTTCCTTGGCCGCGTTCGCCGCCGCGACTTCCGCCGCGTTCTGTTGTTCCGCCGCCCTTTTCGTCTGGGCCGATTGTGCCGCCGCCGCCGCGTCGCTTTCTTTCTTGGCGTCGATGGCCGCTTTCGCGGAAGTCATCTTCGCTTCTTCGTCCTGCCATATCTGGCCCAGCTTCTGGATTTCCCCGGACCCCGGGAGCTTGGCGAACAGTCCCCCCAGCCATCCCAGGAATTCGGTTACCGTCCCCTTCAGTCCGCCGATAGTGTCGGTGACCCAGCCCCAGACCGTCCCCAGGGCCGACGAAATCGCGTCCCATTCGGCTTTCCAGATGGTAATCAGCGGCGAAAAGATTTCCGATAGATAGCTGACCCCTTCCTGGAATACCGCCTTGATCGCGGGCCAATTGTCGTACGCCCACTTCCCGATCAGGGCCAACGCCGCGACCACCGCCGCGATCCCCAGGACGACCGGGTTAAACGACAACGCCGCGAACGCCACCTCTAAGGCGCTGAACGCGGCGGCCACCCCGACCACAGCCGCTAAAACGGCCGGCACGATAACCAGGGCTTCCTGGATCGGTCCCGGCAACCCGGCCCAGAAATCCGCGAACGCTTTGACTGCCGCCGCCGCCGCCTCAATCGTCGGCTTCATGTCGTTGAGGATGGACTTCACGGTATGGCCAATCCCGACCATCGCGTCTTCGGTCGTCTCATCCAAAATGTGCATCGCCCCCTTCCAGGAATCCAGGGACCGTTCCCCCGCACCCTGAAAGTTGGCGGCCATTTCCTTCGTCACGGCGGCGGTGACGGTCTGGGAATTGATCATTCCCTTTTTCACCTGTTCCATCGCGTCGGGAACACTGGTTCCGATCTCGCGGGCCAACGCTCCCCAGGCGTCGATCCCTTCGGCCTGAAGACCCTTCATGTCCCGCTGGGTCGCGATCAAGTGGGACGACATGGCCGCGATCGAGTCGGTGACGGCCTTGATCCATTCCGGCCCTTCCTTCATTCCGGCGGCGGCGTCCACTACGGCGGTCATGGTTGCGGCGGTCTGTTCCGCGCTGACCCCCAGCATCATCATGTTTTTCGCGGCGGGACCCAACGTGTCTTCGAAGTCGAATTGCGATTTCATCTCCAGGCCGGATATCTCCTGGAAAATTGCGGCGGTTTCCTTCGAAGGACCGTTGACCGCGTTAAACCCGGCGGCCAGTTTATCGGTCGCGTTCGCGGTGGCGATGGCTTCGTCGAAGAACTTCCCCAGCACCCCCAAAGCCCCGAACATGGCCAGGGCGTTCCCCACCTTTCCGAACGCGTCGGCCATTGATTCGATCTGTTTGGCGACCGCCTGGGACTGTTCCCCGGTCTTGTTCGCCATCTCTTTTAACGCGGACAGAAACTCCGCGTTATCCAAAGTCGCTCTAGCTTTTAGTTCACCGGCATCAGCGGCCATGTTGTACCTTGCCCGACGAACGGGCCATTACATAGGCGTCGAAACGTTCGATTACTCCATCGTTCTGCCCCGGCGCGAAACGGGATGCGGGACGTTCGCCCTTCAACGCAGGACGTACGCCCGTGGTGGGAACAGGTGCCAGCAGGATCGCCGGTCGGCCTTGTGGCGGGGATTCCGGGGACGGAACCCCGACCAGCCGCAGCCGGGACCGCCGCCGCATCATGAAGTCGGTCGGGTCCATGAACGCGACCCCTTTAGAGCGGTTCACGTTGAAGACCGCCCACGGCGACAGCGAGGCGTAGTATTCCAGGTTGTCGTGGAATTCCAGGTCCCGCTCCACCAGGGCGTTATATTCCTCCAGCGTCAGGGACCAGAATTCTACATCAGTGCACCGGAGGTCGTAGCGGCCAACGGCCCAGAGGTCGAGCCAGCTTCTGGTGCCGCCGCCGTTGGCCGTTCCGCGTTTGGGAGTCGGTTCTTTAGATACTCGTCGACGTCGAACCATTTCCCGGTGATCGCCCGCACCAACATGGGCGACATGTCGAGCAGCATGGACGCGTCCACGTTCTCTTCGATCCAGTCT